TCATGGCCGGTCACCCCGCACCAGATAGCGCCCATTGATCGTTATCGGCACCGGCGCGCCCGAAAACGGCGCCTTGGCCGCGCCGGGTCGCTGCGCATGGATGTGAAGATGCGGCATGTCTGATGCGCCGCTATTGCCCATCAAGGCAATCCTCTGCCCCTTGCGAACAACATCGCCGGGTTTGACCTGCAGACTGCCATTGCGGAAATGTGCCAGCGCGACGTCGAATGCCCCGCAACGCAGGATTGCGAAATTACCCGCCCGTGCTGTCGGGCTGGCGAAATCGACCGGGCTGCCGTCTGCCACGCCATCTCGTGCGAAAACGACACGCCCGTTACACGGCGCCACAACAGGCATCGCTTGGCTCGCGGTCAGCCCCCGATGATCGGTTGCGATGATGTCGATGCCATAGCTTTGCCCCCAATAGTTTCGCTGCCCGGTGGTGGCGCGCGGCAGGGTGCGCAAATGGGCGTTCACGATTTCGTCTGAGCCACCATTGGCGACATAATGCTGCCCAATCGGGAATGGCATAGCGAGGTTGATAATTTCACCTGCGGGCGGCGTGCGGGCACGGATTGCCTCTTGCATTACCCACCCGCCCACGCCGAGCGTGATGAGCCACACCGCGGCACCAAGATAATCCACGGTGCGGCTGGCTGGTTTGAAGGGACGGCGCCACCCGCGCGATGCAGCGAGAGCAAACAGCCCCCAAAGCACCCATGGCGTCCACCAGGGCGGAATCATCCAGAGCCCGGCGAAATGCAGCGCGAGCAAAAATGCTCCGATCGCGCCAATTTGGAGAAGGCGGATCGGGCGGATTCTCTCTGGCCGGAACGCCAGCAATAGAAGCAGCACGACAGGCAGAACGAGTTGGACCAGCCAAGGCATTATGAACTCCCGACGCGAAGATAGCATATATCTGCGGTTCGTGCCGATCCTGCTTTGATCGGGATCAAGCCTGTGTCGGGTTCGTGTAGAGCATGAAAATAACCATATAGGAAAATATCTATTGACATTGTAACGCCATTATGGCACATATTGCGATATTGGGAAAATGCGATTCGGGCCGGGGCGGTCCGTTCCTCGATTGTTGATGCGGCACCAGCCCGCTCTCTCACCCGGCCTCCTATAGCATAAACTGTTTGGGAGGCCGGGCGGGGGAGCGGGCTGGTGCCGTTTCGCTAACAGGAAAACCGCCGCCGGCCCATTTCTTTTGCTCGAAGGGATTTTGGAACATGGTAATCGTCAAGAAGCCGCAGAGCAAGGAGCGCGCGTTTGGCCCCACCGCCCAAAAATTGTTCCTTACGCATTTGGCGCAAACCTCCAATGTCAGCGCCTCGGCCAAGGTGGCCGGTGTGACAACCAGGCCCGTTTACGACCTGCGCAGGAAATCACAGACGTTTTGCAGGGAATGGCTAACGGCGCTTTCGGAGGGCTATGCCCGGCTTGAAGCCAATCTGCTGGCGGAGGCGCTCTCGTCGCCAGCAAGCAATCTCAAAGACAGCACTCTCAAGCAAAAGCAGATGAAGACGCGGATCGGCATGGCACTGCTGGCTGCACACCGCGGCACGGTTCGCGGAGGCGAGAAGCCGGCACCGTCGCGCTCACGCGATCCGAACGAGGTTCGTGCGCGGCTCGAGAAGCGCTTTGCCGAAATGCGCAATCGCACGGAGGGCGATGATGTATCAGCCGTCGAGTGAAGCCGAACGGATCGCCTGGCTGGATGATGCGCGCTACGCAAAATGGTGGAGCAAGCAGAAACCAGAGGAACTTTGGCAACGCGAATATGACTGGGATTTCTGGGCGCGAGATGACCAGCGCCCGCCGGATGGCGACTGGCGCACTTGGTTTGTGATGGCCGGGCGCGGCTTTGGCAAGACTCGCATGGCTGCCGAATGGATACGTGCACAGGCAGAGACCGATGGCTCGCTGCGGATCGCTTTGGTTGCGGCAACGCTGCACGAGGCGCGGTCGGTAATGATTGAGGGTGAAAGCGGTCTGCTGGCTATTGCCCCCGATGAAACGCGCCCCTCGTGGGAGCCTTCGCTGAAGCGGCTGGTCTGGCCGACCGGGGCGATTGCGCAGGTCTTTGCCGCTTCAGAGCCGGAGGGGCTGCGCGGCCCCGAACATCATATTGCCTGGGCCGATGAAGTGGCCAAGTGGGACAATGGGATCGCCACTTGGGACAATCTGAATATGACGATGCGTTTGGGGTGCTTTCCACGCATTGTCGCCACCACAACCCCGCGCAGCGTTGCGCTGGTGCGTCGCTTGCTGCACGAACGGGGCGTTTCCATCACGCAGGGCGCGATCGATGCCAACCGGGCGAACCTGCCGAACAGCTATCGCCTGGCAATGGCCGAAGTTTACGGCCATTCGCGGCTGGGTCGGCAAGAATTGTTGGGGGAATTCCTCGATGATGCAGAGGATGCACTTTGGACACGGGATTTGATCGAGCGGTGTCGGGTGCGGGAAGTGCCGGAGATGCGCCGCATAGTTATCGGCGTCGATCCGCCTGCTTCGGCTGGCGGTGACGCCTGCGGGATTGTCGCTGTGGGAAAGGGCGTGGACGGCAAGGCCTATGTGCTCGCCGACCATAGCGTGCGCGGGCTTTCACCCGAAGGCTGGGCGCGCGCGGTTTCGGCCGCAGCAACGGCCTGGGGCGCGGACCGGGTGGTGGCGGAGGCCAATCAGGGCGGCGATATGGTGGTCAGCACCTTGCAGGCCGCCGACGTGGCGATGCCCGTGAAGAAGGTGCACGCCTCGCGCGGAAAGGTCGCGCGGGCAGAACCTGTGGCTGCGCTCTATGAGGCGGGGAAGGCGTATCATGCAGGGTCCTTTCCCGAACTGGAGGATGAGCTGTGCGGGCTGATTGCGGGCGGTGGCTATGAAGGGCCGGGACGCTCGCCCGACAGGGCGGATGCGCTGGTCTGGGCGATGACGGAATTGATGCTGGGGATGCGGGGTGTGGAACCGCGCGTCCGGCAGCTTTAGGAAAACTGGAGAAACCAAAATGAAAATCTTCGGCTGGAAATCAGCCGGGCGTGCTGCTGTGCGCCCGGCCAAAACGCATGTGTCTTTGACGCGCGCCATTGCGGGCGGGGTGATTGGCGAATGGCCGCGATCTTATGAGGCGCAGGTGCGGGAGGGGTATCTCAATAATGCGATTGCGCAACGTGCGGTGTTGCTGGTGGCGCAAGGAGTGGCTGCGGCGCCGCTATTTGCATCGGATCACGCTGCGCTGAAGCTCGTCACCGCGACCTCAGGCGGGCAGGCATTGCTCGAAACGCTTGCCGCGCAGCTGCTGCTGCATGGCAATGGCTATGTGCAGTTGTTGACCGCGCCCGATGGTTCGCTGTGCGAACTCTATGCGCTGCGGCCTGAGCGGGTTTCGGTTGAGGCTGATGCGCGCGGCTGGCCGGCGGCATTTCGCTATAAGGCGGGCGAGGCGGTGACGCGACTGGGGGCGAATGAGCTGGTGCATATCCGCACCCACCACCCGCTTGACGACCATTATGGGCTGGGCTGCCTGGGCGCGGCGTCTGGGGCGATTGCCATTCACAATGCCTCGACGCGTTGGAACAAGGCACTGCTCGATAATGCCGCGCGGCCCAGCGGGGCGCTGGTGCATGAGGCGGCAGAGGCTCTGTCCGGCGAGCAGTTTGACCGGCTGAAGGCCGAACTGGCGGCACAATTTTCCGGTGCAGATAATGCGGGAAGACCGATGCTGCTCGAAGGCGGGCTGAAGTGGCAGGCACTTTCCTTGTCACCCGCCGATATGGACTTTGCCGGGTTGAAGGCGGCGGCTGCGCGAGAGATTGCATTGGCCTTCGGCGTGCCACCGATGCTGCTGGGGCTTCCAGGTGATGCCACCTATGCCAACTATCGCGAGGCGAACAAGGCGCTCTGGCGGCAGGCAATCCTGCCGCTGGCGGCGAAGATATTGGATGCTCTGGCGGAGGGTCTGCGGCCCTGGTTTACCGATCTTTCGTTGCGGGTCGATGCCGACCAGGTCGGCGCACTGAGCGAGGATCGCGAGCGGCTTTGGGCGCAGGTAAGCGCGGCGGATTTCCTCTCGCCTGAGGAGAAACGGGCGATGCTGGGAATTGAACCATGACCAACGAAACCGAATTACATGCACTGCTGGAACGCGCCTCCGAAGCGGGGGCGCAGCGCGCATTGGCCCGCCTCGGCCTTGCCGATGACAGCGCTACGAAGGACATGGCCGACCTGCGCGAACTGCTCTCCGCCTGGCGCGATGCGAAGAAATCGGCGCGCAAGGCAGTGGTGGAGTGGCTGGTGCGCGGTGCCCTTGCGGTGCTGGTGATCGGGCTGGCGGTGAAGCTGGGGCTAGGCGGGCTGATAATCAAATGAGGATCGCAGGCTATGCCGCCATTTTCGACCATCCCGACCGGGGCGGGGATATCGTGCGCAAGGGCGCCTTTGCCCGTGCCGCACGCGCGGGACTGCCGCTGCTTTGGCAGCATGATCGCGCGCGCCGGATCGGCTTTGTCGAGCGGGTGGAAGAGGATGCCAGAGGTTTGCGCGTGGTCGCCAAGATGGACCCAGACGCACCGCCGGTGGCCAGCGGGGCCGGGCTCTCCTTTGGTTATCGCGTGCGCAGCGCCCACAGTCTTCAACAAGAGCAAAGAACATATCGTGAACTTACAGATGTGGACCTGATCGAGGTCAGCATCGTGAACCATCCCATGCAGCCGCTGGCGCGGGTGCTGGCCGTATCAGAAGAAGGAGTGAATGATGGATTATGAAGTAAAAGCCGACCCGTTGGAGGCGGCGTTCGAGGGAGCGGTCACCGCGCCCGTGGTGCGTCCGCAACTCTCGGCGGGCGATACGGTTGCCCCTTCGCGCAACGCCTTTGTCGATGGCTATTTGCGTTCTGGCCGCGAGGTGGAGCTGAAAAGTTTTGCAGGCAATGTGCCCGCCGACGGCGGCTATGCAGTGCCCAGGGAAATCGACGAGGAAATCGGCAAAACGCTCAAGTCGATTTCTCCGATCCGTGCGGTCGCCAATGTGGTGCGGGTTGGCTCGGCGGGCTATCGCAAACTGGTGACGACCAATGGCGTCGCTTCCGGCTGGGCGTCGGAAGTCGCGGCGCGGCCCACCACCAACACACCGGTGTTCAATGAAATCGTACCCAGTTTTGGCGAGCTTTATGCCAATCCGGCTGCGACGCAAGCGATGCTGGACGATGCGCAATTCGATGTCGAGGCCTGGCTGGCCGATGAAATTGCCACGCAATTTGCGAAAGCAGAGGGAACCGCATTCGTTAATGGTGATGGTATCGATAAACCAAAAGGGTTCCTGACCTACACTAATGCCGCGACGGGCGATGCGACCCGCGCCTTTGGCCAGCTGCAATATGTTCCGTCGGGCCTGGCAGGCGGCCTGCCGACCACCAACCCCGAAAACAAGCTGCTCGATCTGGTGCACGCATTGCGCGCCCCATACCGGCAAGGCGCGGTGTGGGTGATGAATTCGGCAACGCTGGCGACGATCCGCAAGTTCAAGACCGCCGATGGCGCCTTCATCTGGACGCCGGGGCTGGTGACCGGCCAGCCTGATACGCTGCTCGGCTATCCGGTGGTGGAAAGTGAAGATATGCCTGACATTGCGGCCAACAGCACGCCCATTGCCTTTGGCAATTTCCGCGCCGGCTATCTGATCGCGGAACGCAGCGAAACCAACATCCTGCGCGATCCCTATTCGAACAAGCCTTATGTCAACTTCTACGCGACCAAGCGGATTGGCGGGGCTGTCAGCAATTCGGAGGCGATCAAGCTGCTGAAGATTGCGACGACGTAATCCTTGAAGCCCCTCCCCTTTAGGGGTGGGGTCTGTGAGTACAGTGCCGCCCCGATAGACCCCACCCCCGTCCCCTCCCCTGATGCCGCAGGCGATGCGAAGCATCAACGGGAGGGGGGAGATACAAAATGACCCCCTACACCTTCCAACGCGGCGAGACGATCAGCCTCGCGCTCGATGCCGTGACCGGTGATCCCCTTTCGGTCACCGGCATCAGCGCGGTTATGAAAACCGTCCCGCCCGGCCGCACCGGCGTGCCCGATGGCGCGCCGGTTGCGGCCACATTTTCGATTTCACCGCGCGCGGCACAGGGCGATATTCCGCCTGGCTGGGCTTTGACAATTCCGGCAGCAACTTCGGCCAGCCTGACGCCCGGATCCTATCTGGCCGATGCGCGGCTGGAGGTTGCAGGCGGGGTGATCGTTACCGAGCCCGTGGCCATCCGCATCAAAGCATCGGTGACGCCATGATGCTGCTGGCATGGCGGCAGGCCGCACCTGCAATCACCCTGCTGTGGCGTGGACCCGACGGCGGAATTGCGGCGGTTGCCGCTGCCAGTCCGCCTTCGCCTGTGCCAACGATCATCGGTCCACCCGGTGTTGCAGGTCCGCCGGGGCCGGAAGGCCCGGTGGCTGAGGTGATTGATGGCGGTGTTTTCACGTAAAGCCCCTTCTCTTGAGGGAAGGGCTTTGATCCAAAGGAACCAATATGCCCAGAATCCAGCTAAAACGCGGCCTGAAGGCCAATCTTCCCACTGCCTCGATGCTGGCGGGGGAGGCGCATTTTACCACTGATCGCGGTACGCTTCACGTCGCCACCGGTGCCACTGCACGACTACCCGTGGTCCCACCGATCGATGATCTTTCCACCATCGCTGCCGTCGATGGCGCAGCGGACTTCCTGATCCTCCACGACGCCTCGGCGACCGGACAGAAGGAAGGCAAGATCACCGTCAACGCCTTCAAAACCGCGCTCAACATTCCGGCATCCGATCTTGATGAAAAAGCGGCGGTCGTAGCGGGCGGCACCTCCGGCTATCTGTGGGGGACCAATGGCACTGACGGCGTGCTGCGCATGAATGTATCGATGGCCTGGACCAAGGACGTCGGCAACGGCTTTGTCACGCTCGCCGTTGGCGATGTGGACTGCGGGACGTTCTGATTTCTGACGACTTCGTCGACTGCACCAGCCCTCTCCCCCACAAGGCCTCCCAAACAGTTTACGCTATGGGAGGTCGGGCGGGGGAGAGGGCTGGTGCCGCCTCTCTCCGAAGGAGCATCTAAATGCCATCCCTAACCCACAAACGTGGCACGCGGGCACAGATTGACGCTGCCGCTTTGGGAAGCCAGCTGCGCGCTGGCGAAGTTTACCTGATCACCGACGAGGCGCGGCTGACGGTAGGCACAGCCGCCAATGCGCACAGCCCTGTTGCCAAGCAAAGCGAGGCGGGCGGCGGTTCCGATCCGTGGAACTGGGCCAGGCTGGCAGCCGATGTCGTCAATAGCACGGTGACGCTGGTTCCGGTGACCGGGCTATCTTTCACGGCCAGCGCAAACACGACCTATCTGGTCGAGCTGATTGGCGCTTTCCAGTCGGCGGCGACCACTACGGGCATCGCGCTGGCGCTGGATATCCCGTCAGGCTCGGTCGCCGGGTTGCTGGTGCATCCGACAACGGCGGCAACGCTGGGTGGCGCCGAGCAGATTGCCGACAATGCCACCACCGGCGCAACCACCGGGGTGCGTGCCGCGAACACCAATGTGCCAATAACCGCGCGTTTCATCGTCGCGGTTGGTGCAACCGGCGGAACGGTGCAACTGCAATTCCGCAGCGAGGTCGCGGCTTCTGCCGTGACGATGAAGGCCAATCTGACAGCGATGGGCTGGCGGGTAATTTAACAGGAAACCAACATGCTGACGACCCAACCGGTCGTGCTCACCGTCGATGCGGTGGACGCGGCGAAAACCTATTTGCGCCTTGAAACCGACGAAGAGGACGCGAGCATCGGCGCGCTGATGGTGGCAGCGCTTGTGCATGCAGAGGGCTATCTGGGCCAGCTGCTGCTCGAACGCGATGTGGCCGAACGCCTGTCGGTTTCGAGCGGCTGGCAAAGGCTGGGCGCAACGCCAGTACGCAGCATCGGCAGCGTTACCGGCATCCCCGCCGAGGGTGCGGCGTTCACGCTTTCGCCCGAAAGCTACAAACTCGACATCAACCGCCACCATGATGGCTGGATCCGCATTCCTTATCCGGGAAGCGCGGGGCGGGTCGATGTCGCCTATCGCGCAGGGTTGGTGCCGGGTTGGCCTGATCTGCCCGAGGCGATCAGTCTGGCGGTGCTGCGGATCGCGGCGCACCTTCACACCCACCGCGATGCCCCCGACGACGTCGGGCCGCCGCCTGCGATCCGGTCGCTGCTGCGGCCGTGGCGGCGGATGCGGCTCTCCTGATTGCGAGGAAAAGACAATGACCGAATTCACCGGCACGCTGCGAGAGCGTGTCACCATCGAACGGCGCCTCGGAAACCGCGATGCTCTGGGCGGGGCAAGTGGCGCTTATGCCTATGGTGGCGCCGCCTGGGTCGCGGTATCGCCGCTGGTCCCCGCTGATCTGACCGTCGCCGACAGCTTGTCTGCGCTGCCCCGCTGGCAGGTGACGATGCGCAAGCGTGAAGGGATTGATCTCAGGACGCGGCTCGTCTGGCGCGGGCGCTTTTTGGGTGTGCGCGGCATAGTCAGCGATCCCCGCAATCCGGCGCAAATGGTGCTGACTTGTGAGGAGAAGCGCTGATGTTCGAACGATTGCAAGCAGCAGCTGACAAGCATGCCGATCGGTTGCTGATGCGTGTGATCCGCAGGCTGGCGGCGCGACCGGTTCCGCCGGGGGTAGAGATAAAGGCTCTTCCCGAGGGTGTCGAGCTTTCGGGCAAGCGGTTGAAAGCAAGGATGATCGACGACCCGAAGCTGAGGAATTTTGGACAATGAGCAATGCAGTAGAAATCGTGCAAAGCGCGCTGGTCGCGGCATTGCAGGCGCATCCGGTTTTGGCGGAGGAATTGTCGGCTGTTTATGACGGCCCGCCACCGCGCGCCGCCTTTCCCTATGTTTCGATCGGAGATGGCCTGTCGAGCGACTGGAGCACGAAGACCGCGACCGGCCGGGAAATCCGCATCGGTTTGACGGTGTGGGACGATGGCGAAAGCGCGACCCGGCTGCACCAGTTGATGGGGCATTTGGAAGACGCCGTTTCCGCGCTGCCACGCGACCTGCCGGGCTGGCGGATCGCCAGCTGCCTGTTTCTGCGATCGATCATTGCGCGCAATCCGGCGGGGGCTTGGGCAGGCGTGGTGGATTATCGGATTAGGGTGATGGCTGTTTGAGCGCTTCTCCCCCTCGCGCCTGTGGCCGAGCGCCTCAAGCCATCGGATAATCGCCCTTGCGTTTCCGCTTCTTGCGTGGCTCCTCACGACATTCGGGCAGGGCCTGAGCCGGATCGCGGTTTTGCGGTTTGGCCCCTGGCAACCACCCTTGCGGATCGGCGGGTGGCTCACGCGGAGTATCCACTGCGCCGCCGATGGCAATCATCTGGGTGGTGGCCGCCTCTGACCAGCCGAAGGGCGGGATCAGTGGAACGGCCGGTTTCCCGTCAAAAGAAACCTGCACCGGCCCGACTGCACAAGCGGCGGACGCATCACTTTGCTGCGCGGGCAGTGGCGCAGCAATCGCCGCCGACGCGGCCAGAAATACCATCAACATTGGCGACCTCCTCTCCCCAGATTGAGTCGTCCTTGAGAAGGAGACAGTAATAATGCCTGCAGAAAAGGGAAGTGCCTTCTTGCTAAAAGTTGGCGATGGCGCAGTGCCGCCGGTTTACGCAACCGTCGCAGGGCTGCGCACCACGCAATTGAGCATCAACGGCGACGCGGTCGTCATCACCAACAAGGGGTCGGGCGCCTGGCGTGAGCTGTTGTCTGGCGCGGGGGTGCGATCGGTTTCGGTATCGGGCGCGGGGGTGTTCACGGGCTCTGCGGCGGAGACGCGGATCAAGAATAATGCACTGTCTGGCGTGCTCGACGATTACGAGCTCAGCTTTGAAAGCGGCGAGCGGATGCGGGGCAAATTCCTTGTCGCGCGGCTAGATTATGCTGGCGATTTTAACGGTGAACGGAGTTACACGCTCGCGCTCGAAAGCAGCGGCCAGGTGGCAACGCTATGAGCCGCGTCGCAAATATAGCCCGTGGTGAGGCGATCATCGGCGGCATTTTGCTGCGCCCTACTTTTGCAGCATTGGTTGCAGCAGAAGAGGAGCTGGGGCCATTGTTCGCGCTGGTCGAGCGCGCGGCGGCAGGGCAGTTGCAGCTGGCCGAAATGACCGCCCTGTTCTGGCATTGCCGCTTTGATGCGCCTCCAGAGCTGACACGCGAGGCGTTTTCGGAAAGCATTGCGGCGGGCGGGCTGGCGGCAGCCACGCCTGCGCTGAAGGTGCTTTTGGGGCAGATATTAGGTGGACAGTGAAATTCGCAACATCTGCCGCCCAACTCGCCGGCCAAACCGCAATTCTGTTCGGCTGGCGTCCTGAAGATTTCTGGAACGCGACCCCGGCTGAACTGGCAACCATTTTGGTCGCTCTGACGTCGCAGACAGACGATGCCGTCGATGCGGACATGCTTGCTAAACTTATGAAAGAATATCCAGATGGATGAGGAAATCGAACGGCTGATCGTTTCGGTCCGCGCCGATACGCAGGGTTTTGCCCGCGATGTGGGGGCGATGCGCGCCGAACTGGACGGCCCTTTCGCGGCGGGGCTGGACCGTGCCGGGCGCATGCTGGAAAACAGTCTCGTCCGCGCGATCCAGACTGGCAAATTCGGTTTTCAGGATTTGCGCAACATCGCGCTGTCGGTGCTGTCGGAAATTGCCGGAGCGGCGATCCGCACCGGGCTCGATAGCATCTTCAACGGTGGCGGAGGGCAGGGCGGAGGTGGCGGTTTGCTGACGTCGCTCACCTCGATTTTCAGCAGCTTTTTGGGCGCGCCGGGGCGGGCGACCGGCGGGCCGGTTGCGCCGGGTCGCGCCTATCGCGTGGGCGAGCGCGGCCCGGAATTGTTCGTGCCGACGACCAGCGGACGGATTGAGGCATCGGCGGTCGGTTCGGCTGCACCGCAGATCAACCTGACCATCCGCGTGTCCGACAATGGCCGGATGAGCGCACCGCAATCACTACAACGTTCCAGCCGCCAGGTTGCACGCGCGGTGCGCGAAGCACTAACGCGGGCGGAGGATTGAGCCATGCCCTACTGGCTTTGCCAAAAGCGGCGCGGGCAGGAAAGCCGCCCCGTTATGCGCTTCGATCCGCGCTTCTGGACACTCAATTTCCCACGCCCGATGATGGCGTCGGTGGTGACGACGGGGCCGGAATCGCTGCGTGTCGACACCGTGTTTTACCGCAGCGACGATCTTGCCGGGCTGATCTGGGAGAGCGAGGACCGCTGGGATCACCCGCTGCTTGCCTATGAAACCAATCGTGATTACCGGCGGCTGACGCTGTCGTTCCATTGGCGCTCGGCAGGTGTTTTACCGCTTGATGCGATCAACGGCCCGACGCTGACCATCGAAGGCCGCGATGCCGCGGGGCAGCCAAAAAGCTGGTATGTCAGGTTGTGGAACTACGCCACCGGAACGCCCGAAGACGCGCAGATAAGTCTGCCGTTCAGCGCGCTCGAAGGCGGCTTCTTGCTGCCGGCTGAGACCGATCCGGTTTATGCGGGCGATATCGACCGGATGTTCATCTCGCTCGTTCCGCCGGGCTATTCGCTAGTGGGCGCGAATTTGCCTGCAGGCATCGAGGGCTGGGTCGAGCTTAGCGAAATCCGCTGCGACGGGGCAGGGGTGATGCTCGACACCGGCGATGTCATGCTGCCCGAACATGATCTTAAAATGGCGACCGGCTATGATGATGCCTATAACCAGACTCCTGAACGGTTGCTGCGCCAGATTGAGGCGTTGGGCTATCGCGGGACGATCAACCATTATGTCGGGATGAGCCATTACTTCCGGCTCGAGCCGCTTTCGGGCGGCCATTATGTCAGCCTTGCGGGCGGCGCGCTCAACACGCCGTGCCGGGCATGGCACCTCGATTTCGCCAACAGGGCGAAGGCGCGGCATTATGAGCTGATTTTCTCGCTCAGCTACGAATTGTTCGACGCGCATTGCTGGAATGACTGGAAACAGCGCGCCCAGAATGGCGATCCGGCGCTCACCGGCTGGTCGCCGCCGTCGACGTTGCTCTCGCCAGCACATATGGGGGCAATGGCCTATCTGCAGTCGGTCGGTCGCGCCTTCGCTTATATTCAGAAGCTTGCCGGGCTGCCCGTGCTGTTTCAGGTTGGGGAGCCTTGGTGGTGGATCATGCCCGATGGCCGTATCTGCCTTTATGATGCAGCGGCAACTGCAGCATTTGGTGCGCTATCCGTGCCGATCTCCAACATCAAAGGGCCAAAAAGTGCCGCGCAAAAGGCGATGCTTGATCGTGCGGGCGAGTTGCTCGCGGCATCGACCGCCGCCCTGGTTGCGGCGGTTGAGGACGAGGCGGGTACCGCCGCCTTCAAAAGCCATATACTCGTCTATTTGCCCACAGTGCTCGACCCGCTCGCACCAGAGGCAAAGCGTGCCAATGCGCCGGTTGGCTGGGCTTCGCCTGCCTTCGACATTTTGCAGCTGGAGGACTATGACTGGGTCACCACCGGCCACCATGGCGCGACCGTGAAGGGCATCGCCGAGGCCACCGTGCGGTTGGGCTATCCCATTGCCGAACAACATTATTTCTCCGGCTTTGTGCTGCGTGCCGAAGAGCGCGCGCAATGGCGTGATATCGAT